CGGAAACTCCATCAAGAATGAATCGTGAACCGTTGTAACGAGATGCCCCCCGTTAGCCTCGCAGAAGGTATCGAGAGGAACAAAGGTCTCCCACATGATGTCGGCGGCGGTTGATTGGGGGAGATAATCAATCATCTGGGGAACTGCCGATGAGCCACCATAGAAATAGCGCCGCCTAGAAAATGGATTTGTAAGATACCGCTGGCTCTGGCCAAGGACGCTAACTTCTGTTCGCCATGCCCAGAGACGCGGATAAGTGGCAGCAAGGCGGTCTTGAAGAAGTCGGGTCTCTGCTTCGTTAGTATCAATTCCGTGGACTCGAAGTATCCTAGCAAGTTTTCTGGGTCCAGCCCCATAGAGCGAGCCGAAAAGGACGTTCTTTGCTCGGACACGATCACATCCCAAAGCGCGCTGGGTCTCTGCGTGGACATCGTGCGTCAAAGCCTCCTTTAAGGCGAGGTCGTTTGAAAGCTCTGCGGCAATTCGGAGTTCGATCTGAGAGTAATCAGCCTCCAAGAAGAGCCAATTGGAAAGGTGAGGAACGAAAAGATGCCTTGCGTCCGGGGGTTGATTCTGTATATTTGGGTTTGAAGAAGCAAGTCTGCCAGTAGCCGCCGCACCGGTCTCTGACTCTTTTCCAGCCGGGAGATAGCCAGGATGAACACATCCATCGGAACCAAGCTCGACTTCGGCATACGTTCCTCGCAGTTTTACGATCTTCCGAATCTCCAGAAGAAGGTCCAACAGTTTCCGGTGTTGGGGATAATCCTGGCGAATCTGCTTCAACGCAGACTCATCGGTGGTTTCGCCGCCGGAATAGGAATGCTGGGGAGATATCTTGAGATTCTTGTAGAGCAGATTTCGGAGTTGCGCTGGAGAAAGGGGGTTGACCCCTAGAGCTATGAGAGCGAGTTCAGCGAGCTTGTTACGTTGGTTGGACACCAGTTCGACGAGGAATTGCTCACGAGATTCTTCGCTGACCTTGATCCCTCGCTCAGTCATCCCCATGAGGACCGGGAGGGCGGGCATGATAGTGCCTTCAAACAGGCCCAACATGCCGATCTTCTGAAGCACTTCGCGCTGTCGCAGCGCGATCTCCCAAGTCAATCGGACATCGGTGGCATTGTAGAGGGCGGGATTTGACTCGCTCAGGTGCTTCCAAGGTCTGACATCGAGGTAGAGACTGGCAACTTTTTCAAGACCTTTGTAGAGGTCGGGTTGGATGAGGTGGGCGGCGAGCATTGTGTCAAAAAGCCGTGATTTGGAGAAATCGAGTCCATCTCTTCTAAGAAATCTAAGATCGAATGCGAGGTTATGTCCAATGACACTTCCTCCATTTTCTGATATAGACCGTTGGAGTATATTTCGAGATTGGAAGTTCCAAGGGTAACTCCAAGTGGTTCCCCCATTTGAGATGCCGAGAGTAGATATCCCTTCTCCCACAGTTTCAATGTCAAGGGCAAAGCCATTCTCTAGCGTCCCAAGACCGACAGGGAAAGAAATGAAGCGGACTTCAATGGGAGTAAACTTATCATCAAGAGCCCGCGCCACTCGGGCAAGGTCGGCCTTGAGGGCGGGTATAGTTCGTAAACCAGACTGTTGAACAGACTCGGGCGAGAGGACGGGGATAATCCACCTAATGCTATCGGGTAATTTGACAATCTCTTCAACTGTCACCCACCCATGTTTCGGCGCGCCCGCTTCGTGATGGCCTTTGCGGGCAGCGCGGTACGTTCCCACGACTGCTTGAACCCGCTTCTTTGCAGGAAATTGGTCTTTAGGTGAAAAGACATATCCTCTAGATGCATCAATGGAGCGGGTTCCTCCGAGTACCAACCGGAGTACCTTACCACCAACCAAGACTGCAACCACTGTTCCGCCACCCTCGTCCAATCCCACCAACCCGGAGGGGGTCGTAACGCGGCATATGCTAGACGAGAGGCCCGCGTTCGCCGCAAGGCTCCAGAACATACGGGAGCCCGGAAAACTACCATCTTCCGATGCTTCTTCCACGATAATGAGGACTTTGGGTTCATCCATTGAGCTTGAGGCTCTTTAGAAAATCCTCGACCTCCAATGCTGCCATTCCTGCCGTCATCGAACGGCGTTCTCCCGCAACACGCTGCGTTGTCAGGTTTGCAAGCTCCGCGCGAAATGCCACCAACCCCTTGCAGATAAAACGGGATACGACTTCTGCACAATCCGAACACATACCCATAGATGTAAAGACTATGGGAGGAATAGATCGAGAGGAGAACACAACATCACTTGTTGGGGGGGCCGCAGGAACATTGATCCGCTCACAATACGGACACCTATTTAACACGCTTGCCACGTTTCGGCTCCTCGAATGGGATTGGTATTTGCCCATTAACGGGCCTGGAAGGGGTCTCCTCCACGTTAATTGCAATGCCGTGGGTAGAGCCGGTGGATGTCAACACTCCGATAAAGTGGCGTTGAAGAGCATTGAGGCATATTGCGGCAATAGATTGAACTTCGGAGTCCAAGAGGGGGATTCCACTGGATTGCGAGACCACAGCTATCTTTGCGTCTAGGTCCACACCGGAAAAACGAGGGGGGCCGGGGTCCGCTGTGGGAACAGTGTTAGAAGCCCCAACACTTGTCTCCCCCCCTCGACTAAGACCCCCAGACGAAGTTTCCTTACCCGTGGGCAAGGCGACACTCGTTGGTTTGTTAGTCTTTTGCGGCTGTCCCGGCCCTTCCTCTGGAGAGGCAGCAGGCGGTGACCAATCCGACGAATCCGTAGGTTGCTCGTCTTCACGGGCGAACCCGCTTCGACGATTTAGCTCCGATACTTCACGGGCCATTCGGGTCAGTTCATTATCGCCTGCCATAATGTCCTCCTGGGTTATACGTCTCCTGAGATCACACGCTCGACTTCGATGTTCGTGAACTTGCCACCATCCCGCCCCTCGGACTCTCCCTGCTTGACCTGAAACCAAAGATTTATGCCAACCAGGGGCGACACCTCACCAGTAAATGACTTTACGGGAGGGAAAAGGGAAGCAAGCATACCCTGGGAATAGCCCCCGTCTTCAAGATCAGGCTCGAAGTTGGCAGCAGACAACATCCCCTTTAGGCGGGCAATAGATATGCGAGTCATTGTTGCCTGCTTTCCCATCGGGGTCGCCTTATCAGCGTTCGAGCCAATTGCCGCAGAATTCATCCGAGCCTTGAACCGTACCGGGAAGTATCCGGCGTTCTTCCCACTGCCCTCCGCATCCACGGAGATATCGGCTTGGAGAAGGAGGATGGGGCACTTCCTTCCCTCGATAATCGTTTCAAGAGCCTCCGAGAAGGCGGCTTTGATTGTGCCATGCTCATCCCAGACGCTATCCCCGCGCTTCGTGACTTTGGCTGTCTCCGGCACAACCATCTTGAATTCTGCGGCTGCCTCGGCTGCCTTGATTGTCTCGCCACTAATGTCGAAAAAATCACTCACGGCTTGACCTCCTTCTTGATGAAGTTAGCGTCGTAAAGTTCCCAGAAATTGATTGGATCACTTCCGAGATCAACCTTCGGCATCGGATTGATGGCATGTCCGCTGCGAATTCCTGCGGACCAAATCCCAACTCGTTCGGTGTAAGCCGTGACGCTAGAAGTTGCAATTCCGAAAGTTGCAATTCCGACACCAGCCTGCGACGCACCTCCAGTGGCCCGACGTGCCAGACGTATAACCGCGTCAAACTTACCGGGGAAGGAACGCACCGTAGCCTTACCGGCAGTTGCGGGACCGCCCTCCACGGCTCCACCATCTTTAGGTTCATCGTAAGTTGCGTGGCAGATGACAATAAGATTCAAAGGCTGCTTGAAAAGAAAGTCTATTAAACGGGAGATGATGTTGTGCGTCGCCATATAGTCTCCCTGCATAGGTAGCTTCTGGTGTTCTACCGAGCCAGGTGTACCCAACCCAACATGCGCTGTTTGGGAGAATTGACCAGAGGTTGCGACGTATTGCAGGATATCCAAAGCGGTTGCGGTCATGGTGTCCCATACGAGTGTTTTTACCTCCGGAAAGTCTTTGGTCCATAGCCTAGTGGCGATTTCAAAAGCGTCCACATGGGGGTTAGATTTGGGAGTATCGCCGCCAGTTGGCTTAACACAATGTAAACGTGCCTGATACGCTGTGAGGACTGAAGACATGCTTTCGGAACCGGGATCGGAGGCAACGTAGAGGGATTCACCAAAGCGCGCGGTGAGAGAAGTTGCGAAGCGGGTTTTTCCCGTCTTAGGGTCACCGTAGATGAGGATACGTTCATACCTCTCCGCCTTCCCAGGTTCAATGAGCTTCAACATCTCGAACTCCTTTCCAAATAGCGAGATTCAGTTGGTCAAGCGTTCGGGAGATGGCGGCGAGGCACAGGATTTGGGCTCGCACAGCCACATCTAACCTCGCTCCGTCGAAACAGTCAAGCGCCATTTGGCGGAGTTGCCACGATTCCATCTTGCCCAGTTCATCCGGGGTAAGTCGTTTTGCAGAAACCATTTACGAATGCCCTCCGTGCGTCGTACTTGGATAGGGGTGGGGAGCAACGTGCTGCGCCACGCAGCACGGCGATCTCCGCAGCCTGCCGCTCTATTCCCGCATCTCTGAGACTTGCTGCTGCTGCGAAAGCGGCTGCGTGACGACCTGGTTCCTCCGTTCCTTCAAGAATGAATTGCTGTGCGGTGAATGTCAGGAGAGAAAATCTGCGTTGCCAAATTGTCTCACCCCCTAATACGGTAACTCGTTCCCTTGGCTGTCTAAGGGAACTGAACTGCCGGAGGGCCTCTCCCAATCCTCTATCTCGCCCACCAACTTCGACGAAATGGGCAATGCGCCCGGTTTTTTGGTTGATACTGCCGGGGAGCCGGACAAGCCGGACAAGATCAGCGCAGGAGGTATCCACACGGTAGTTTCGGGAGCCTCTGAGGTCTTGGCTAAGTCGATAGAGGAAATTTCCAACACAAGAGCGCCAGTAGTCTCTTTCTTCTTGCGAAGTAATTGGGGTTGGTTCAAGGCAAAGCCATAGTTGGCGGCCTCTGCCGGAGTCAATGTGATGCGGAGTAAGCCTTTTTCCAAGGAGATGCTCGGCATGGGCTAGAACCTCCTTTGCATTGCTCGTTCCAACTGACCCCATATGGTCAAGCGGGTCAATGTCAACAACGAAACCATTGATGGAATGTACGTTAGAAGCTGATGGTCTGATTCGCCAATCCGAATCGACGGGGTTAAGCCCGACGTAGAAGCCACTGTAGAACCCAGTATTCCCCAAGCAAATGTTCCGAAATGCGGCGATGAGCTTTGTCCTATCCGTCGCTCCAGCCCCAAGTCTATTTCCCAACGAAAACCAAGCCAGAGAGGAACCGGAAGGGGGTTCGAGGGCGTTCCAAGCGAGGGAGATTTGCTCATCTACGTCCAAAGAGTTCGGGCTCACTTAGCGTAATTCGGCTGCCGAGCGTGCGAAAGAAGTCGCGGAGCCAGTCTCCATCGCTAGTTGAATCTGATTGGCAGAGTTCCACAATAGGTTCGGCCTGTTTGCCACCCACCGCAAGTAGGCCCAATCCGTTTCCGTGGGAGAAGGAGAAAGAAGGAAATTGGCTGCGTACTTCCCGCCAAAAGCGCCAAACTCCAAAGCTTGGATTATCGGTAATGGCTGTATCGTGGAAGAGGACAATTCCCCGGTCGGAGAGCTTGGGAAGCCAGTTCTCGAAGTCATGTTTCACCGCCTCGTAGGTGTGGCAGCCGTCGATGTGGAGGAGGTCGATGCTGCCGTCTGCGAAAGTTGGCTGCGCCGCATCGAAGGTCGATACAAGAAGTTTGGAAAATGCGCCGTAATCTTTGCCATGAGCTTTACGGAGCATTTCAAGGACACCAGGGGGATAGAAGCCTGAGTGCGAATCCCCCGTAAAAGTGTCGATACCCACCGCACGGTATGTCCCTGGTACGGTTCGAGTGTTCGGAAGAACCACGGGTCCATAAGTTGCAAGTCCGCAAGCAACCAGTCCCTCGCAAAAGGCGAGGTAACTGTCCCCCGCATGGACCCCGAGTTCAACGATAAGCGAAGGACGATGAAGCGAGGTAATGAAGAATGCGAAGGGGATGTGCTGGTGCCACGCCGTGACATCCGTGAGGTGTTTCGGCGGATTAAGGCATGTTGGGTGTTGGCTGACATACCACATGGCCCTCATGGGGGGAACTTCCGTACCATTAGGATGCGGCCTTCCTCGATTCGATTCTGAGAAAATCCGAACTCGTTAAGGAGATGAATGATAGAGGCATCCTTCTTTTCGACTGACATCCAGCAATCCCCATGCGCTGCATCAATGGCATGCTGGACTAGCTCGCGCCCGAAGCCCTTTCCGAAATGCTCGTTAGAAAGCCAAATAGAGGCCCAGAAGAGGTCGTTGGCAAGACTGTATTCAGAAGCGGCAATAGGGTTCTCAGTGGGATTATCCCGTTGGGTAAATATATATTGGGCCATAGTTCCAGCATTGCCTTTGACGGAGCAGAGATTATGCCCTTCTGACGTAAGAACAGCATAATGGCCCGCATTCTTCTCCCCTTCCCTGACTGGCCAATCGAAGAGAGAGATAGAAGGTCTTTGGCGAGTGATAATCTCTTTCCTCCAAAGCATTCCTGCTGAACCGCCGTAGAAGCCAGCGGTGCCACGGACGTAACCAAGATCGCCACGATAATGGGTCTCCCATCGTCCGAGTTTGTTGAGGATGTTCGGGGCGATGATATTGTGGTCCCCAACAAGGGCAGGGCCGAGTTCGTGAGTATCCTCATCCGCCCAGACAAGCCAACGGTCATTGGTGTAGAAGCGGAACATTAACGGCCTGGGCTCGCCTGTATTGGCGAGGATGGCTTCACGGATTTTGTCGAAAGCTCTGGGAAGGAAGATGTCATCGTCTCCCTGGACAAGCAGATAGTCTGCCGTACAGAAGGGTAGGGCGAAGTTGCAGGGAGTATGGCCCCAATCCCCCGTTTGCTGGCATGAGAGAAATCGGTAGGGCTCGCCGAGGGCTTCGATTTGATCTTGGGCCTCGTGCTGGGGGCCATCCCCGATAACGAGAATCTGGTCCCCGTCGATTAGACCTTGGGTATTGATTGAGTGGATTGTCAATGGGAGGTCGCCGCCGCCCGCTGTCGGGATAATGATACTAAGGGTCGGTTTCTTCATGCGGGCGTTCTTCCGATAAGAGAAATGCGGCGTCCGCCTTCGGGATCGTCCTCGTACCAGCAGCGGTCGATTTCCAGGGACCGGAAAAGGTACCGGAGGCCATCCTCCATAAAACGGTAGGTGTCAACCGGATAGCGGTGCTCCGGCCAGCTTGAGACTGTGGTAAGAAAGAGGCGGCCACCAGGAAGGAGCGAGAGTGAGATGTTTGATGCAGCAGAGAGAGGATCAAAGATGTGCTCGAAGACATCGGTGCATATGATGTGGCTGTATCGAGAAGGAAGGAGCGAGGTGCATATATCGAACGGAGGCTCCGATTGAAGGTCGTAGGAGTCAGATGGGCATATGTCCGCGTAAGCAGTCCTACTAGACTTGCCTCCGATGTCTGCAACGACAGAAGGGCGATGGGTAGAGAGGAATTCACGAAGCTGCCTCCGAGAGAGGTCGGTCATTCTGCTGTGACTTCAGGTTCGTAGCGGTCTTTGACAGTTTTGAAATGGGCGTCATCGTCGATGGAGATGCGGCCCATTTTGACTGTGAAGTAGGGTGAAATGCGGTTGCCGAAGCGCCCTTTATCCGTGTCCCGGTTTGAGACTGCGCGGCGGGTGCCGTCTAGGATTGCCGCCATGTCACAGACAATCTGCTCCAAATCGAGAAGGCCCTCACGAACCTGCACAGGAGAGATGGGAATAAACTCTTGGACAAAGGCAGCATTAGGTGCCTCCACGAGTTTCTTCCTGGAAACCTTACGGACGATATTCATAAGAGTTCCGCCATACTCGGTTGTCTCGACCCCATACTTGTGGCAAATCAAGGCGGCGTAAGCAAGCTCGTGAAGGTCGCGCTCGGCGGCGGCGAGATAGATGGGGATGTTTGTTCTGTCAGAGAGGGTCCGGTTCTGAACGTGCCAGAACTTGTCTTGGTATCGGATCACGCGGTCGGGTCTCCCGACGAGGGTATGCACACCCAGCGGCATCTCGATGGGCTCTTCGATCAGGAGAGTTTCGTCGGGAGTGATATTGTCCTCGTAAAGATCAAAGAGATTGAAAAGCATTTCAACTTCTTGCTGGAAGTCTTCTGCCCATTCATCTTGGGGAGCTTCGTTCAGGATTTCGTAAATTTCAAGCTGAGCTTGGTGTTTGGCAGCTTCTTTGGAGGTAGTTCTGGCGTAGTATTCCATGAGGATATGCCAGACAGTGCCAAGGGCCAAGGGCATGACATGGCCTTTGGGAACTCGGCGAAGGTGGTATGCGTAATACCAGTCAAGCTGGTCGGTGAGGAAGGCTTTTGCTGCGGAGACGTTGAGTTTCATTGGGTTAACCCATAGATAGCCCAGGCAACGCAGAGACCCCCCCCAATGGCAACAGCTAGGAAGAGGAGGTCTTCCCAGAAGCTATCGGGCTTTAACAACGGAGAACTCCAGACGATAACCGAGGAAATGTAAGAATCGGTAGAGAGCTAGTGGACCAGTATTAGGATTGGAAAGGTTGTTGTGAATGGATTGGGTGGTATAGGGCGTTTTCTTGGAAAACTCGGACACAGTTTGCCCCGATTTCACGAGAATGGTCCTGGCCTGTGCTTGGAGTTTGTTCAGGTTTTTCCGGTAGTTTCTTGTCGGAACATCGAGGGGAGAGGGGTTCTCTGCTCGGGGGGCTCCACTCGAACGCACAATGCGGGCAGCGGAACGATTCGACTTTTTCGCCTTCAAGGTCGTAGAAGATGAGCGCCTTGTTGTAGACATGGATTTGCATCCTTTCTTGAAATTCCAGTGGAACCACCATCCAGAATGGAACATGACAACTAGGGCAGGAAGCGGGTGGAAGCAAGTTATTTAGTTCGGGCTGATTTTAGGAATTCACGGGCTGCGAGAACGGCGGGATTGTAGACTTCGCCAGGAGACTCGCGCAGTAGGGCGAGATACGCAGGATCGAAGTCTGGGTTGGGGCCTCCTTTCGAGGATTCAGGCGTGATTGCGGACCAGTCAGTCTGCCATTCGACGTGCAAGTTGATTAGACGCTCCAGGTGCCAGAGGGATTCAGAAAGTTGCGCTGCCAGCCCGCCTTTCTTCACGATAGGCATTTTGACTCCTGCCACGGGAGATGGTCTCCATGGCGGGTCTATTCTACCACTAGGGGGGTTGAGATCAAACGCCATTCGAGCCTCGATGGAACTCATTGCAGCATCGAGCGATCCAGTTGGAGAGTTTAAGCGCCTCTCCAACCGTGAGTTCGCCTTCAAAAGACAGAGAGAAGGGGCGGTGAGATGCGGCGGGAAGGAAAGCCGCACAGCCGCCACTTTTGCGGAAGGTGATATTGTGAGTTGGTTTGCCTAGTAGCTGGGATTTGGACATTAGGCAACCTTTCCTACGGCAAGGGCAAGAATGTGTTCGATTGTAAGGCCGACTGCGAGGACAATGATGGAGAGGAGAATTTTTCCGTCAAGAGCCAGCGCCAGCCAACCCACCATTGTAACGACCTCAACTGCGTTGTGGATGAGAGACAGAGCGATTGATTTGCCTGAGATTGTGGTCCCGAAGAGAGAAAGCATTAGGGCTCCTTTTGGTTGGGATGTTCGTATTGAATTATTTCGCTATCTTTCGTTGCGCCTTCTTCGGGCGGCCGTCGTCGAGAATCATCTCGGACAACTCCCAACCCACAGTGCGTGTAGCCTCGTGAAGCGCGTGCATGGTTCGCCACATTTCTAATTCTCCGGCTCTGGTTTGGAAGTTCCGCTCCGACTCAAGCTCCGCGATGCGATGCTGCTGTATCCCTAAAGCGCCGTGTATGTCGAGGTTCTCCACGCGGAGCCGTTCGCATTCCCGGACGTAATCTTCAAGCTGCGCGATGCGGGCGTCCTTCGCGGCAAGCTCAGCCTCGATTGCATCGGCCCAAACCTGGATTCGCTTGGCCCTCAACGGGAAGCCTGGCGCGCAATACCGCATCTCCGCAATCGCCTCTGCAGCTGTGAGCTTCGGGGCGGTCATGGATGCTTACTGTCCCAGTAGACGATCCACGCTACCAGCGCGAAAAAGCAGAAGATTACGAACGCACCAAACAACCACCCGTTCATCCAACCCTCCTTTTGCGGTCGCTGCGGGCCGGGCTTGATACCGGCTTGGCCTGAAAAGAGCCACCATTCACTCCGGCCTCAGTTGGCGAACCTAGCGTGTCCTTCCACGCCGCCGCAGCTTCCGCCTACGTTACCTAGCTCCCCTTGACGTGGCCGCAGGTCATGCAGTGATGCGGAGAAACCCAGTTTCCATCACAACACCATGCGCCGCCGCACTTCGTGCGCTCTGAGGCGACCAGGGCGCGGTAGGCTGAGATGTACGAGTCATAAGGAATCTCAACGAACGGCATTGATAGGTGCGGGGACGCTTGTGTTGCATACGCCAACGCCGCCGCCATGAACTCGGCCCGTTCCGGGGACCAAAAGGCGTGCAGGCGGGCGGCCCATTCGGCCACTTCATTACCGATTGCCGCGTCGAGCGGTCCTTCATTCCACCGCATAGTGGCGGCGCTCTCCATCTCCTCCGCGATGCGAAGCAGGTTGTCACTCATGGCGTCCCTCCGCTGTATCCGCTATTTTGTTGACCAGTTATTTCGATGAGTGGACATGCGACTCGGTTCCGTGAGGCAACTAGAGAATGGAACTGAGAAGAAGCAGGTAATCGCTCCAGGTTAGGGGTTGCTCGGCCCCAGAGACATTGCGGGGGCCGCTTACAACCGGACCTTTTGCCCATGCGAGAGATGCCATGAGCATGAGAGCGACAATGGCTCCGACAAGCGGAGCCCTGCCAGAACGATAGAGAATCCCGAATGGAGACAGCCAACCTTTCATGGTGACCTCCTAGCTGGAAGCTAGAATAGGTCGATGATACGGCTCGGGGGAGTCGTATCGGGGACGGCTACCACACGAATGTTGCTGTAGGAGGAACAGTTCGGAACCTCGTCGCACGCCCGCATTAGGAAATAGATTGTCTCACCTGCTGGGAATCCCCCGGTGGGAGTAACGACCACAGATTGCGGTGTTCCAGAGATGGAAGGATTCGGCATAGGAGTAACGATTGTCGCTGAGTTCCACCAACTATCAAGGGATGCAATAGAAGTTGTGTCAGGCCGTATTTTGGACCAACGCATCTCGTAAGTCGAAGCGGTTCCGACATTGCCGTCATCTCCTGGGGCAGTCCAAGTCCTCGTCATGGAGGAAATCTGGGACTCAGCCCGTAGGGGGAGGAAGAGGATGAGGAGAAGAAGGGCCAAGCCGCCGAGGATGGAAAGGAAGAGTTTCATTAGGTCTCCACGTTGGGGATGTAGTCTTGCGCTGCCATGTCAATGTGCCAAGCGACAGCTTTCCTGGCTTTGGTAATGGTTGGGGGGACACGGATGAGATAATCCTTGAAATGCCCATCCGGTTCTGGTGTGGAGTTAACCACCTTAATCATCACGAGGGATTCGTCTCCGGGAACTTCTTTACGGTAAAGAGTTCCCCAATCGTCTTGATCCACGACGGTAGCTCCTGAATCGAGGATGTAACGGCCCCATCCGAATTTATTTAGCATAATCCGGCGAATTTCAACATTTTGCTCCGCGTCGATGTGGGCAACTGAGATGGAAGATGGTTCCAAGATAATCCAAGGCGGAACTGTCACTCCATGGACTGAGCATATACCGAAGCCGTCGGGATAGAGAAGAGCCCAATCGGTATCGGCATGGAAATTGCCCCGGTCATCCAGAGTTAACTTCAGGGGAGGCTCGGTCATTACAGCTAGTTTGTCGTATGCCCACCACCATCCGGAGGATTCCGCAATCTGGTTAAGGCCAGAGAGCTTTTTGCAGTCTTCGATCCCGCAAACTTCTGCGAAGAAGTCGTAGAAGCAGAGGATAGCGGCATCGTGTTGTCCGTAGGAAACATTGGAAATGTTAAGGTGATGGGCAAGCGTCCAAAGGTCATTGATTGATAGGACCAGAGGGTCGATAACTGTAGACAAAGCATTATGCACGGAAGTGAGAATAGGTTTTGCGGCAGAAGGGATTGGAGTGGTAACGGATTCCGGCATTTGCTTAGAAGCAAATTGGATTGCTGTGTCGAAGAGGGCTCCCGCGAAGGGACTCCCGAGCCATAGGATGCGCTCGGGAGGGGGAAATCCTGCCTGGGAATAGGCGGTTGCTACGCCGAGTTCTGCCTTGGCTCGATCAGCGGGGCCGGAACGGAACCCGATTTTAAGCCATTTGTCGAGGTAAGCAGGGAAGAGAGCCTTTTGGGCTTCGGTCAGAGTGATGTCCACGCCGGTCCTTTCTGTTCTGTAAGAACGGGGTTAATCCATTACGTTTCGGATTGCTTCAGGCGTGTATTCCCGGCCCTTCTTGACCTTGTAAATGCCAGGTTCAACGACAATGCGGGCATGCTCTTCATGGATGAGCGGCGTGGGCTCGGCAACCCGGAGGTAGAGAGTGCCATCCTTCTCAATGAATTCTACTTCGGGGGCTTCCGGCTCGCAGGTCAGAACATGCGAATGCCCAGTGGCTTCTCCCTCGGCGAGAACGATGGAACGGGACTTCTGAGACTTGCCCGCCGGAAAGTCGGAAACGGACTGCAAGAGGACATCACCTTGGCGATAAATCGGCATTGCGTACTCCTTTCGGGGTTGTCTCGCAGATAGCGAGGTGAAAGGGGCTCCCTGATTGCCGGGGGGCAGTAGAGCGAGAGCGAAGCCCTGCTCTGGCGGGAGCCCCCGAATTATTCGATCCTACTCTTGTGATGCGAGGTGTCAAGATGAGATTCAGAGAATTGTTCGAGGGATGCGTGGCGGACTGAGAGGGCATGAAGGCGGGAGATTTCGGAGACAATCTCCATTGCGTCGTCCCAATCCCAGGAGAGGGAAACATCTCCAAAACGGAGCCTGATGCCGGAGAGAGTTGCGTAGACAGAGGGGCGGGTGGTACTAAAGCCGGTGATAAGGAAGGTGGAAGTCATTTTGTCTCCAGGGGGCCGTAAAGTCCACGGTCTAGGCGGGTTAGCCTAGGTTTGACGATGGTGAGATAACGGAGGGAGGTGGAGGTGCGGCGGGAGAGTTCGTCAGGGGTCCAGCCGGGGAAGGCGGAGGCGAGGGCGGATTTGATCTCGGCACGGGTTCGGGGTTGGGTGACACAGGCGAGGATGGTGGATTCTCTCTTGCCGAGGGCTTCGAGAGTTTTCGTGGGGTCGAGCAGAAGGGAAAGAGAAATGCCTCGGGAGAGGGACTTTTCCTCGAAGAGAACATCTTGCGGACCTTTCCGAGAAAGGCCACGGCCTTTGGGGTCGAGGAAGGCGAAGCCGTTCTTACGGCCTGAGATGAGGATGTGTTGGTCCACGCCGCCAGAGATGCAGGAAGCGCCACGGGCTCGGTAATTGCCGGACCTAGCCCCTGGCCCCGGTTTGCCGGTATGGTGGGAGAAGAGGACCGTCATGCCTAGTTTGTCTCGCGCATCCTTGAGGACACGCATAACGGGCTTCATTTCCTTGTTTGAGTTCTCGTCGGCGTCGTGGAATTCGAGAAGGGTATCTAGCATAAGGACATTGAAGCCCCAGATGCGGACGGCCTCTTGAAGCCAGGGGAAGAAGGAGGGGTCTTGGAGAGAGATGCCCTTGTTGAAGAAGTACATGGATTTCATGGTGGGAGGTTCGGTCTTATCTCCGACGTAGCCTCGGTAGAGCTTGAGGTATTGGGCGTAATAGTCCCAGGTGGCCGCATCCTGACCTATGAAGAGGGTTCGCTGGTAAGGGGAGGGGAGGTATTCGCCGAAGAGGGGAAGTCCTAAGTCGAGAGAGAGAAGGAGGTTAAGCATGAGAAGGGTCTTGCCGGAGAAGGGTTCGCCGGAGAGCATGATGAGGGAGTTTGTGTAGATGAGGTTCTCGAAGAGGAAGGGGGGAGGGGAGATGCGCCTGCCAGCTAACTCGTAGAAGTAGCCGGGTTTGAAGCGTTCGTCCCAGATGAGTTCTTCGAGATGGGGGTCATGTGACGGGTCGTGGAATTCGGGCTCTGTCATGGGGGATTGGATGCGGGATTGGGGGAGAGGGTTCGGAGGATCATCAGAAGAAGGGAATAATCAGAAGCAAGGTGGGTTGGGGTACCTAGCCGATTGCCCTATTGATGATGAACATATACCCCCCTAAAGGGGGGTATATACATCATCAAACAGTGCTGCGATTATCGGCTAACTCGCGCAGGCGCAAGCAAATGAGGGGGAAAGGGGGGATAAATCAAGTGTCGGAGGCGTGGCCTGAGTTTTCGGCAGAGCCGCCGGGGGAGGGATGGCGGACGCCAGAGGTACCGGAGAAGAAGCGTAAGGTTAAGTCTTGATTGAAGATAGCGGCGAGGCGGGTTGCAGCGGCAGCGGAGACGGCGTAGCAATGAATGACTGTGTGAGGGGGTAACTTGCGGCGGGAGTTGGGGTTACGGGCGAAATAGAAGGGAGAACGGCCCTTTTTGACCATGAAAATGGGATAGCGAGGGGGGGGAGGTAGTTCGGGATGGGGGGACATGAGATAGGTCTCCAGACTCCCCCGCAAATGGGGGTTTCTAGGGTTTGGCGCGATCCTGGTGGAGTTTCGATAGATGGGCTTTTTGGGCTGGAGAGGCTTTCCGGGACTTGGAGATGCGGACCCAGGATTTCGGGATAATCCAAGACCAGGAGCCGTTGGGGTCGAGGAAAGCCGGGGCTCCCAGCCGCTTCTCCAACCGGGCCTTGGTGGAAGGGGAGAGAGTCCAGAGGATCGCAGAGTCATCGGCATCATTCCAGAGGATGCCGGTCTCGCGCTCGGGGCGGGATAAGTCAGACATACGAAGGGGGCTCGTGCCTGTAAATGCAGACAGGGTTCCAGTTTACCCAAAGAATGCATTCGTCTAGCTCCGCAGCGCGGGATAGGGCGAGTCGGATATAAGCGTTCTGCACAAGCTCTGGGCTCCCGGCCGGGGGCGTGAATAAGCCCAGGATGCGGGAGCCGTCGAGAGAACGGAGAGAGAGGTCACGCATTGGAATTCCTCCGCCAGAAGGTAATATTGCCAGTGTGCTCGCGGTAAGCGTAGATGCGGGAGGTTAGCTTGACCCAATAGCCGGGATGGGCACGGTAAGGGCCTTGCATCCAAGAAGTTGCCCGCTTGCGAAGGTATTGCGAGGGATGGATTTCTTTGCAAAGGGCTCCATCAATTGTACGGATCACTGGGAAACTCCTAGAAGTTGTGGGAGTAAGCGGTTGTCTCGACCCAACGGGCGAGGATAAGGCATAAAGCTAGGATGCTGGCAAGAGCGAAAAGGAATCGGGCGAGAGGAATCATAGTTCAATACTCCACCAACCCCATACATACAGGGTAGTTGTTACTATCCCGATACCGAGATAGGCGCACGGTATCCAATGCCATGCGCGATAGCCTCGTGTGCATGCGATGCGGCCTGGCATCGCGCGGAAGGACCACGGGCGCATACCTAAAGAACCTTCTCGAAGGTACCATCGGATGCAAGGCGGAATTCGCCAAGGCATTGGGTGCTACCGGGATTAGTTGAGCCGTGAGTAAGGTTGATGAAAACCCGATCCTCGCCGTTGACGTGATGGCATTCGACGTATGCGCCGATGTGCCAGCCTCGGAGATGTCCCGAAAGACCGGAAAGCTTGGAACCTGTGCGGGATACAGCGCCACGGGCACCTTGGATGGAAGCATAGAATTGAGACATGAGAGTCACTCCTTCCAGTAGGCGGTAACGGTGATGGGGCGATGATGGGCGGATGACTCGAATTCACGGCGGACGAAGGCTTCGGCGGATTCGTGGGATTCCGCCCAACAATCGCGGGACCAAACTAGCTTGCCGTCGCAGGTAACTTGGACGTGGTAATTGCGAATTGGCTTAGGTTCGGGCATGGTGGCTCCGGTTAGGCTAGATGGTAGTAGCAAACTATTGACGAGCGGATACAGGCGAAGGTGCGCGAGCCGATGCGAACAACCGTACCGGCCGGGGGTTCAAGGCGTTGGGATGCGAGGTAGAAGTCGAAGGATTCCATTTCAAGGTCTGTCGGGTCGCAGGGTTCAAGGGCTCCGATGGGAGAGAACCGGAGAGACATGCTCTCCGAATGGAATGCGACCCGCTGAAGACAGGGAGCGGAGCCGGAGTCTGGGTATTCTATTGCGTATGGCATTATGCTGCCTCATCGCGGATTGCGACGTTTTTGATATCTCGGACGTAAACGTCTCCCAATTCCCCGCGCTCGCCGACGATAGGCGAGACGACATCGCAGAACCAGCGCGCGTAGGGGTTCTTTGCTTCGGCTTCTGGGGATTGGTACTTCTTGAGAACGTACCAAATCCATGAGCCGTCGGGCGTGCGCCATGTCTCGTAGGCGTGCTGACGTGTGACGGTTTTACTTTGGGTGTTTTTCATGTTTCCTCCACGGAAGTTGTGGCAAGAGTGTATTTCGCCAAGGCTTCGCGGACCTTTTTGAGAGAGTAGGCGCGGGTCCAATGCGTCCCGTATTTCATGGTATTGAAGAGGAGGGCGGAGGGGTCGATATCGGTAAAGGGTTGAGAAGAACCGTATCCGAGCCCCTCGCGGAAACCGGCGGCATCGCGGATTGCGTCCGGTTGCGCGTCGCAGACACCGAAGCCGAGGCGACGGTAGCAAGCGGGATGCGCTAGGGCGAATGCGAGCACGTCTAGGTTGAGCGGGTCGGATGCATGCTTTAGGTCAACGGAGATGGTGTGCCATTCGGGGGATTGGTAACGCATTTCAACGCTACAGCGGACGCCCCGAGCTTCGAGCGCGTCTATACAAGCGGCGATGGTAACTCCGCGTTGCATGATCTCGTCGGCGGAGAATGCAGCCGCGTATCCGCCAGCGACGATGATATGCACGAAGCGCGCGGCACGTTTATCCTCCTGAAAGTCGATCATGCATTCGGGCATGCCTTGGACGTATTCTCCTACGTCAACGTATGCGCCGGTAACACCGTGGAAGGTCTGCGAATAGGGTTCTTCGATGGGAGGTAGGTTCAGGTCATCTAGCAGGCGCTTGGTGGCAGCAGCGCCCTCGGGCCAACCGTGCTTTGCCATTTCAACCGCGCGGGGGCGAGAGACGCCGAAGGTCCACGAGTTAATGCCATGCGAACCGTCGGTCTGCCATGAGGCACCATCTTTGGGGGCGGAATTGGCGCGGTCGGCCATTGCGCCGAGGCTCGGGAAGTCAATGCGGATGGGTTCCATTAGCTTAGCCTCGAAATGGTATCGGCGTCTAAGCCTTTCCAGAGCACCCTTGGCCACGACATACATTTGCATGGCGTTCCTTTCGATGCGTTCGGAGGTATTTCCGATGCTGAGCTATTGGCTATGCAATTATCAGGCCGCGCTCTATTTTGACACAATTATGGTGTGATACGGGGTTTTTGATACTCTGTCTCAATAGCATTTCGGGCATTTTCCCCCTTGACATGGGGCATTTTGCGTGATTTGCTATTGCCATGCCTTCCGCTGCTGCTGCGCCTCGCATGTCTCGCGCAATGGAGCGGAGCGGCGCGGCACGGACTGGGCGAGGCAAGGCCGCACGCGATCAGCGCGGCATTGTCGCAATGAAACAATGTTGACAATAGTTCGCGCATCACGCGCATACGACGACGCGGGCGCATGCGCGGATAAGGAGGCGGGCGGGCGTACCCACGCGCGGGGATATGCACGTTCTCTAAGCAGCTAATAGTGCGGCTCCAATTTTCATTCTCACCCGAAAGGACTAATGGCTAAGCGAGGCAGGCCCCCCGGCACCCCAAACAAAAAAACCACCCAGGGCATCCGCCTGAAACTTTTCCTAGAGCAGCACCCCGGCGCACCCGAGATGACTACACGTCAAATCTCCGACGCTACCGGCGCATCCCCCAGCCTCGTCTTAAAGTACCAACGCAAATACGGCGGGCACATCCCCCGCCCATATACGCGCCGCCATGACCCCCTCGGCCACGCCATCGAAACCTCCGAGGAGAAAGAACCCGAAGTTGCCAAAATCGCTGCAAGCCCCACGCTTACCACAATCGCCAAGCGAGAACTTCTCACACGCCTAGCCTCATCGGAAGATTCCCGAACAGAAGCTCGCATCTCCGCCATCCGGGAGCTTCACCGCATTGACGAATCCATCGGCTCCGCGAGGGAACTAGGCCCAGGCCCCCCTCTCACCGTCGAGGATCGAGTCAGCCGCCTGGCCCTTCTCATCTCCGCCTGTGGCCCCACTGTTCACGCAGCCGCCCTCGTCCTAGCCAAGAAGGAGTGGGATTGACGGACGATAGGTGCATCGTTTGTGGCGATCCTTCTCCCGCCACATGGTTCTGCCTATATCACTACCAAATTAAGGAAGCCGCTTATGCAGAAGCCCGCGAACAGGGTCTAACTAGTTTCTACCAGATCATTGCGTTGCGAGATAAACGATTAGCCGAGTCCAGGAGAACCCCAAGTGCGTCTCCCCGCGCCTAAAGACCCTCCGCAAATCTACGAGTGCGAGTGGATCGACGCCGCTGTCTATCTTAACAACGACGAAACCAATCCCCCCGGCATGGCTGCAATGAGAACTGTCGGCTACTTCTACTCCAAAGATAAGAAGATCATTCGCCTTTCTTCCGACTATGACCCCGAGTCTGGCGAGTGCCGCACACCCCACGTCATCCCCATCGTCCACATCAAACACCTCACCCTCCTGCGTGGGCGAGACAAATGAGTTCCCGTGTCCACAATGCCTTCGCCCAAGCCTGGTTCGCCTCCCCCGCCTGCCAGAACCTCACCTGGTTCGGCGTTCCCATCCTCAAAAATCCCCTCGATCTCTTCCTCTACCAAGAACTCCTCTCCGAGGTCCATCCTGACTATATCGTCGAGACAGGAGCACACCGAGGTGGCTCGACCCTCTTCTTCGCTCACATGACCCAACTCCTCGGTCATGGCCACGTCATCTCCATCGACAGCGAAGGTGCTTGGGACTCCCAAGTAGCCCGCCACCCGAACATAACCTGTGTCCTGGGAAACTCCGTTGATCCAAACATTCTTTCTCACATCTCTAGCCACATTCCCGAAAACTCCTCCTGCTTCGTAATCCTCGATTCGGACCATTCCGAAGAGCACGTCTTAGCAGAATTGCGAAGCTATTCAAAGTTCGTCCTGAAGTCTCATTACCTCGTCGTAGAGGACACCATTATTAATCATCCCTGCCCCCTCGGCGGTCCTGGCCCCTGGGAAGCAGTAGACACCTTCCTGGGCGAGACTCCTGGGTGGGAACTAACCGAGAACTGTTCCCGCCTCGGCTTCTCGCTCGCAAACCACGGCTTTCTTCAAAGGACCACATGACTCCCTGGCCTTACGAAGCTGAGCGCACCCTCTGGCGCTCGATCTGTGCCGAGTCCTTTTGGTGGTTTCTCCGTGTGGGCTGGGGGGCAGACTTCTACATGAAGGACCACCCCAATGACGCCTGGCTTACGGCCCGCCTTCACAAACCCATCGCAGACTGGCTTCAGGCGCGCGTGGAGTCCTGGGAATACAACCGCAAGCACCTCATCAAAAAGCGCACAAAAGTCGCCCTTATCATCCCCCGCTCCTTCGGCAAAACCGTCATGGGCACGAAAGCCCTCTCCCTCTGGGCGCACGTCCGTAACCCAAACCTAAGCTCCTTCATCGGCTCAGAAGTCTCTTCAAAAGCGGTAGACTTCCTAACCCCCATCCGCATCATCCTCGAAGGGAATGACCCCTATGCCTACTTCCCCTGGCTTTTCGGAGTCTGGTACGCCCCTGACCGCCCCTGGACCGCCTCTAAGCTTGTCCACGCGGCGAGAAAAAGCATCGCGCGTTCCGAAGCCTCCTTCGACGTTTGGGCGGTGGAGACTGGAATTACAGGAGACCATCCAGACTGGGGCGTTTTTGACGATCCGCTTTCAGAAGAAAAACTCAAAGAATCGGGTGCTTGGCTCTACACCGTCAATCAGTCGGTTGCCGCCCTCCGACCCGCCTTTCGCACAGACTCATTTTTCATGCTGTCTCTTACGCGGTACAGAGATGGTGACGTTATCGGAACGTACCTCCCTACGGAAGGTGTTCGATCTTGGACGGGAATGCAGCCAACGAACGAGCAATTTGTTGTCAAGCCTGACGGAGAATGGGATGTCTACTTCCTTCAATGTTATGACTCCTCCGGTGAGTCCATCTTCCCCGAAATCTGGCCCACCGCAGAACTGAAGAAATACGAAGAAACCCGCCCCGTCGAATTCGCCGCCCAGATGCTAAACGAGCCCGGCACGGGCGAGCACATGGCCTTAACCCATGACCAAGTGAAACAACTCTGGATCGAGAAGGAGGATGTCCCCAGCTTTCTCTACTACACCATCCACATAGACACCGCCTTCAAATCCACCGAGCGGAAAGGGCGCGGCGATGAATCCGTTATTGTTATCTTCGGGCATGATCCCCGAGGAACAGGCGATGTTTTCTACCTCGAAGGTTATGGTAGTAACCAGTGGCGAATCGAGGACTTTACCGACGAACTTATCAAGATTTGCCAACGCTTTAAGCGCGAGGGCAAACGCATCCGATGTATCACAGACGAGCGAGAAATGGGAGGTAAGACTGGCGCATGGACGAATTGGCTTAATTCATCCTTCCACGGAGCAGGGTTGGTCCTCCCGCCAGTTATCCAACTTGGTCGTACCCGTTCGAGAAAAAATAACCGAATCACTGAGGCCGCTGGCTTCTGGGTGGATGGCCACGTCCGCCTGGTCCGTGAGGCTCCCGGAGTTCATAAGCTCGTCGCCCAAATGATCCGCGCAGGAGTTTCCAGCCACGACGATTGGGCAGATGCCGCAGCCGATGTCTTCTGCCCCGAGGTTTACCAACCCATGCTTAACCCTTCAATGTCTTCTTCCGACGAGGGTGGAATCCCCGTCCAACCTGGCGACGCTATCCTCGGTCGCCGGATCACCAACAACGAGGCGAGACAAATCTATGACCTTACCCACGGAACCTGGGTTGACACCTGGTCCGAAATGGACGAGCACTCCTACTAATGCCCCGTCCCACGGGCGCTTCTGGACGGACCAATACGAGGAAATCCACGCATCTGGACTTCCATCGAAGATTGTGGTCGAGACAAGACCGGACCTTCACATCTGTTACTTCGACCTCGAAATCCGACGTTCCGTTGAGTCCTGTGGAGGATGGGATGAAGTCAAGAAAACCGGCGGAGTCAGCATGCTCTGCATCTGGGACTCCCGTGCCAAAAGACCATTTTTCTATGACGACCATACGCTTGCGGACGCCGCAGATCACTTGGAGCGATCTCAAATTGTGGTGTCCTTCAATGGTGCCTGGTTCGATGTTCAACTTATTCAAAATTCATTGGCCCGTCCCCTCAAACTTGTGGAGCATGTGGACATCTTCGCAGACGTTAAGCGGGCTCTGGAACTTGCGGGAAAGTCTTGGAAGGGACACGGACTTGACGCCCTCTGTCGCAATACATTTGGGATGGGAAAGATCGGCAGTGGAGAGCATGCCCCGCAACTTGTTGTTGAGGGCAAATGGGCGGAACTAGTGAATTATTGCCTTTCCGACGTTCTTCTAACCCGCGATCTCTGCGAGTTCATACGCAAGGAGGGGTATGTCATCGACAAGGATGGAGAGCGACTACCGATTGCGCTACCCCCTTGGTTCAGATCGTGAGAAACGCCACATCGAGGAAGTTCGGCGGTGGAAGAAGCGCCATCCAGACAAAGTTCGTGCTTTGGGCAGACTCAATTACGCCAGAAATAAGGAAAAGTTCCGCTCCCGAGCTAAGGCTAACTACCGTAAGAAACCAGAAATATGGCTTCGCAGTGACCTTAAAAGGCGTTATGATATGTCTGTGGAGGAATTTGCGACCCTCCTTGAGTCCCAAAATGGCGTCTGTGCAATCTGTGGAAAGCCCGAGCGAGGTAAGAACAATCGCCTCTCCGTCGATCACGACCATGAATCAGGAGCCATACGAGGGCTCTTGTGTAACGCATGTAACGCCGGGCTTGGTAGATTTAACGACAACCTAGCATTGTTGCAAAAAGCTGTTTCGTACTTAATTAACCAAATGAGGGCCAAGGATGGCGCTCCAACCGACAATCAAACGTGCTGACAACCCTGTCGCCTTCCGCGATCAACTCATCCAAATGGTCACATCCCGGAAAAACACCTCCGAGATGTACTTCTCCGGCATTCGGAAGCTCCTCCCCCAGCTTTATGACCTCTACCGATGCGTAATTTCAGGTCGCTTCTCTCCCCACAAGAACGATATCGCCATTCCGCTGATTTTCAGCACAATCCAGTCGGATGTGGCGAGAAAAACTCAGACTTCCTTTGGTTCCTGGCCGATTGTCTCCTTCATTGGCTATGGTCCCGACGATGCCACCATCGCCCGCAAGCGGGAAGCATTGATTTCCGCCCAAATGAAGGACAATGGCGCATTCAAGAAGGGTTATGAACTTTTCCTTACCGCAGACCTCTACGGAACTTCCATTGCTCAATGGGGATGGAGTTATAAAGAGCAGGAAATGCTCATCTCCCGTTCCCATACACTTCCTGTCTCAGGACAAAGTGTCACGGTACAGAATCGTCAGTCGGTGGTTACATTTGATGGCCCCGATTGGCGAATCCTTGATCTACTGGACTGTTTTCCAGAGCCAGGAATCCGTGAAATCGACAATATGGCGTGGTTTATCACACGCGAATACATGGACTTGGATGAGGTCCGTGCCCTGGCTCGGCCCGACGAGGATGGCATCACCATCTTCGACGAATCCGAGGTCGCCCGCATGGAACGCGAGGGAGTCGCAGCGCCCGTTGTCACGGATGACTTCAAAACGTGGCGCTCCCAGGGCAGAACCCTAGATGAATACTCCGCCCGTAATGCTGATCCTTATGCCCGACCCGTGGAAGTGCTTAATATGTGGGGTCGAGTCCCCTCCGAGTACGCAGCAGACGGAATCGTGGAGCGCGTGGTTACGGTCGGCAACGGACGCTATCTTTTCCGTAACCGTCCCAATCCCTTCTGGTCTGGAAAGAAGCCTTTCTTGGCATACTCGCCAATGCCTGATCCTCACTTCTTCTTTGCCGCTGGGAAGGCGGAGATTTCAAAGAAACTTCAGATCGTCGCTAACCGCTTTACTAACCAGCAACTTGATGCCTTGGACATTTTCATTGACCCCGCCTTCTTCTACAACACCTCTACAAACCTAAACACCCGCAATCTCCTTATGCGGCCGGGCAAGTTCATCCCGGTGCAGGGTTCGCCGCAGGACGGCATCATGCCAGTCCAACCAAATCTACAAGGAATGCAGATGGGTGGCCAGATGACGAATGTAGTCTGGCAATGGATGCAGCAAGGAACAGGGATCATTGAAGATACGGTTATGGGGGGTTCTGGGGAACGCCAAACTGCACGCGAATTCATCGGACGTTCTGAGGCTGTTGCAACCAGACTTCTTATGGAATCCCGCCTATTTGAAGAGCACTTCCTCGAACCGCTTGCCAACCAGTTTGTAGACCTAAATCGGCAGTTTTTGAGCCTACCTAGGGAGGTCTTCATTCTGGGGGGCAACGCAGTGATTGACCCGGTGACCGGCCTGCCCATTCCTGAGACTACGCGGCAGACAATCTCAGGTTGGGACTTAGTTCCCAACTACGAGGCGCAAGCAATTGGAGCCACGACTCGCCTTGGGCGGGCCTCTCGCCAGCAAAATCTTACCTTCCTCCTCCAAGCTGCAAGCGCGAACCCCATCGCCGCTTCCGCAGTCAATTGGATCAACTTCTTCAGGAATATCTTCCGCGAGTTCGAGATTTCAAACGTAAACGAACTCATCAACACGGAACCCCAGATGCAGGCCATGCTTGCACAATCTGGAGCCCAGCGGGCAAACCAGGTTCCCGAAGCAGGTGGGCAGCCTGGAGGAATCAATGAGATGACTAATTTTCTTGGACAAGGAGTCCAGTAATGCCTATTGATCGGGAACACCAAGTTTTAGAACATCTGTTGGGGCATGATGGCTGGCTTCTTGTCCGGGCTAGAATGCTGGACATAGTTCGCTTATACTATGAGCAACTTCTTAATCCCTCCGCAAAGCGGAAGGATATGGTTCCAGATGATTTCATCCGGGGCGCGATAGCGGCCCTACGCGAGGTCATCGAATGGCCTGAGTCAGAAGTAAAAGCGGCGTACACTCAGGATGAAGAAGCAGCACTTAGGGACAAGGAGTCCCTAGAGGAAATACCCCTATTCGGGGGCAGCCGACCTGCCTTCGAGAATGGAGATGGTCATGGAAGACCAGAAGACGGCACAGGCGCTAGCTAACGAAGCCCTTGGAGCTATCGGTGACGATATGCTCGAAAGAACGGGTGGAGATCGCTGGCGGGCGGGTCAACCCCTCCTAACTGAGCCAGAACAGCCACCCCCCGTGGCTGAGCCTACTGTGGAGCCTACCCCCACAGCGGCACCCGAGGAAGTATCTCCCGAGTCGAAGCCAACCTCCGAACCTGGCGAGAAACTATTCCTTGGAAAGTGGAAGTCGGAAGAGGAAGCCATTCGTGGATATCACGAAGCGGTGCATATGGGAAATTCGGCCAAAGCCGAGCGTGACATTCTTGCCTCGCGCCTCTCGAAGATCGAGCAGACTCTAGCTCCTCCTGTGAAGGAGGAGACAGACCCGCTTGCGGAATTTGAAATCTATGGAGTTCCGAAAGAGGTGGCGGAAAGGGCAATGAAGCACTCAGCGCAGAAAGCCGTGCAGGAACTCTTCGCCCCGACATTCAGCCGAATCCAGGCGGACCAGGCGATTGTTGAAAAATATCCCGAGTATCGGGATCGCTTCAATGATCTAACCCAGTTCGTCGATGCGAATCCTGACGTTAGGAATTCTGTGGAAGAGGCTGAGGCGGCGGGAAAATTCGGACTTGCACGCGAGTATGCCTGGCTACGGTTCGTCAACTCGAATGTCCAGAAGATCGAGACCCAACTGAAAGAGGAAGCCGCTATTCGGACGGAAGAGATCAAGGCGGTTCGGAAGGATGCCTCTGTAGGCACACCCTCTCGGACAAGTGCCAGAACAAAACCGTCTGAGGAGGGGCTGAGCCCAGAAAGGTTCCAGTATCTTAAGGACTTGGCAAAGGCCGGACACCCAGCACCCCTTTGGAGAGAAACGATTGGCGCAACCCTTCCGAAAGATTTCGACAATCTTCTCGGAGGTTAATACATGGCTGCTCCTGGTGATATCGGTACTTATGGCTATGGCCTAGGTACTGGAACGGGTGCAAATAGGGAGGACTTGCTCGACCTGATTGCGAATATCGACCCGTTCGATACTCCGTGGGTTTCGCAGGCTCCGAAGGTTCGTGCAGAAGCGATCACGCATCAGTGGCTCACTGACACTCTTGCTGCGACAGCTACGGCAGGTGCGGTTGAAGGTGACGATTGGTCGTTCAATACGGCCACGACTCGCCCGACCCGGCTGAATAACGTCACCCAGATTTTCCGCAAGGATATCTCGGTGTCGGAGTCGCAGCGAGCAGTTAACTCTGCTGGCTTCAGAGATGCTTACTCCTATGAAGTAAGCAAGGCTGTGAAGGAAATCGCACGGAACATCGAGTCTCGTGTCTTCTCCGCGTCGGGTACGACCACGACGGGTGCGACGGACACGGCTCGTGTGATGAAGAACTTCCAGGCGTTCCTCACGGCAACCGCCACTTCGGGCAAGATTACGCTCGGTGGCGCTGCAACCTCGACGGCATTTGCTTCGGCGATCACTGTTGGGGTGTTTAATGATGCGTTAGAGAATGCGTACCTGAACGGGGGAAATCCCGAGCAATGCTACGTCTCTCCGCGCATCAAGCGCCAGATTTCTCTCTTCACCGCGACTTCCCAGAATCGGAACATCGCGGCAGTCGAGAAGAAGCTGGTGGCTGCAATGGACCTCTACGAGTCGGATTTCGGTCTTATCCAGATCGTGCTCGACCGTTGGGTTCCGCAGGCAACGAACACGGGTACGGCGACGGCTTCTGCGAGCGACACCAAGGGGAATATGTTCTTCCTCGAACGTGCGAAGAACCGCCTCGCGTGGCTCCGCCCGGTTCAGCACACGCTGGTTGGCAAGCGAGGCGACTCGGTTGCTGGCTTGATTGTGGGTGAGGTAACGCTGGAGTTGCTTAATCCGGCGGCTTCGTTCCGCGTCAGTGGCGTGAATAACCGTTCGACGAGCTTGGGCGACTAGGCTCAATCTGGCTAGAGGGGAGGGCTTCGGCCCTCCTCTCAAACCAGCCCCAAGGAGGGGAAAATGCCAGGTGGAATGACTTCTAGCAGCAAGCGTCCATACCGGAATCTGGGGAATGATTCCCAGATGAACCCCGCAGTCCGGGCTCTCTCGGGGGCCGAGACTTTCGCTAACCCGGACAACCTCCAGCTTTTCAACGGCAAGGGCGAGCCTTACGCCATCGACACGGAATATGGCCTCTCCAACTTTAATCCCGCCCCCTCAACTGGAGAAGACACCCAGGGGAATGCCGGATTCAAGTCGGTGGATGTCGGAAAGACCCCTATGCCTAACAGCCCTGCTCCCAGCAAGGGGGATGCCACCCCCGGCGGAGGCTGGTAGCCATGCCATTCAAGTCTAAGAAGCAAATGCGAAAATTCTTCGCAATGGAGTCCCGAGGAGAACTCCCCAAGGGAACAGCAGAAAAATGGGCTCACGAGACCCCCGATACCAAGCACCTTCCCACGCGGGTGAGACCCACAAGACGGTCTCAAAGAGGAAGCTGATGCGAGATACACCTGACGAGAGAAAGAAGCGCCGTGTCTTCTCCAGTATGGAGGGCGCGAAAGTCGTGGCAGACACCGAGGCATGGAAGCGGAAAAGTAAAACTGCGACCGAGGGCAACTATAGCGCCCGTGATACGGGGGCGAAAGCTCTTGCCCGTAGTCGATACATCTATGTACTAAAGGAAGCTGTAAAACCCTTCCGGCAGAAAGCACTTAGGAAGAAGTTTGCGAAGAATCCCAGCTTTAAGGACACTCACGAGGTCTAGGAGGAATCATGGCACGTCAGATGCCGAAAGGCCGTATGGATCATCGGGGAATGCTGGACGAGATGGAGCGGCAGTTCATCTCGAAGGGTAAGAAGCGTGGGGCTGGTAGTTACACTGCAAGCCAAACTGGCGCTCGTCAGCTTGCCCTTCGCCGGGAGCAGTATCGAAACATGGGTACGATCACTAGGGCTGTCCAAGAAGGAACCACCGACTTTGAGGATGTCATCTCAGGGAAGAAGAAGAGTTACTAATGGCTACCTATCGTCTGAACATGGCGGATGAGAACCTTCTCGACGAAGTGCTGGATCAGGAGGTTTTGGAGGAGCGAGTCCCACGATTCAAGACGTTCTTTGAGGGAATCCAGGAGATGAAAGCCCTTCAGGCGGAGGTGAGTCACCTTGGGGAGTTCACTAAGAGAACTGGGTTTACTCCTGGGAAGAACTTCCAACGGATCGCTACAATTCCATATTCCGTGAAAGCGGCGATAGAGGCGGTTGATCCAGAGTTCTTCCGAGACAAGGAGAAGGTATTGCGATTCCTGAAGCGCCACCCGGAGTACGATACCCGTACTAAACTCGGCTAACAGAAAGGACGGCAGGGATGCCTCATTTTCTCGAAAATGCGAACATGGGGGTGTATGCACTCGACCATGCGAAGAAGAGTGCATGTAGTTACTATCGCATCAGGACTCCTTTGCGGGGCCTTTACGACAATGGCTTAGCTAACATCTTCATCGACCGTCACCATGCCCCCTCGGACATCCGGCACGCCGCCCTTCTGAATGCTGATATTGTGCTCTTCTTCGCCCTTGGGGGGCGCGAGATAAACGCCTCCATTGACACAATCAAGATGATGAAGCCGGGCCTCTCGGATGACAAGTCCGAGATGATCTATCCCCCTTCGATCATCTTCGACATTGACGACAACCTCGATTGGGTTCACCCATTCAATGAGGCTTTCGTCCGCCTCGGCACCCGTGCGTACAATGGAACGCTTCTAAAGCCGGGAGATGTTCTGAAGACTACGATGGGAGATGGGGAGGAAATCACGCTTTGGGAGGATCGAATTACCTCCAGGGGCGGGGAAGTCTTCGATGTTGCGCGGAATGCCCAGGGTATCCGAGGTATCCACGAAACGGCCCGGCGGGCGGACGGAGTTACGGTTCCAGCCCCCGCTCTGGCCCAGTATTACCGAGATGTCATCGGATGTAACAATGTCTACATCTATCCCAATTCAATCGTTCCTGAAGATTACCCGCAAGCTAGGCTTGCTCCACGTGAGGATGGGAGTATCCGCATTCTCTGGCAGGGGGGCGGGAGCCACATGCCGGATTGGTTTCCTCTGCGAGATGCGGTTCGTGAAGTTGCACTTAAGTATCCTCAAGCTAAGTTCGTCATCTGGGGAACCGCATTCAAGTGGGTCCATGACAATATCCCCGAGGATCAGTTAGAGCTTGTCGAATGGGTAGATTACGAGGGATATAAGCCATGGCGGATGCTAATCGACGCGGACATCAACCTCTGTCCTTTGGTTAAGAACCAATTCAATGCCTGCAAGAGTGCGATCAAGTGGTACGAGTCCACTATGCCATATATGCCGGAAGCGACCCTTGCAGCGAATGTTCCGCCATACAGTGACGAAATGACGGATGGGGAGACCGGGCTTCTGTACAACAATCCGAAAGAGTTCGTGGAGAAATTGGGGAGCCTCATCGAGCAGGCTGAGCTTCGCCGGAAGTTGGGCGAAAATGCTCGGCGCTGGGTGATTGAGAATCGGCACTACATGCAGACTTCAAAGGGACTTTATGAATTCTACCAAGAGCTTAGAAGCGCCAAGAAGGTCGCTTTGGAGGTCTAGTGTCTATCACCTACGCAAATGCTAAGGCATACGTTGCCCGAATTCTTGGGGGGGAGACTGACTCTACCAATCTCTCCGATGCTGGAGATGCAATCCTCGCCGCAATCTCTGAGTGGAATCTCCGGGGCGATTGGAGCTATCTACTCATGGACACATCGGAGGGATTCTCCGTTGCCGGGTGTACGGGTGCTGGAGCCCAGCCAATTGTCACAACCACTGGAAGTTTTGCAGGTGTAAACCCAGGCGTTATAATCACTGGGACGAACATTCCGGCATCAACCACCGTTCTGACAGTAAATTCCGCGACCCAGATCACACTCTCCGCGAACCTCTCGGGAACTGTCGGCACTACTGTTACCTTCGGGGGAGACATCCCCGTGGTTGTTGGAGAGGATACCTACGCCCTACCCAGCCCCATCAAGCGCCCTTACTCCGCTCGACTGACGACTAACGAACGCACGCTTCAGTTCAAGGAGCAACGGGAGATCGACCGTGGCTACGCATACCAACAGGACCAATCCACCCCCATCTTCTACAATGTCTTCAATACCGCCTCCTTCTCGACCACGACCCAGAATGGGAAAGTTCGTCTCTTCCCTATACCAGGGAATACGGATGTCCTCCGGGTTCGTTACTATCGCCCCATTGCGGAGCCATCTGCTGACGGAGACTTCATCGACGCACCGGATAGATACCTCCGGGCGGGTTTGCTTGAACTTGCCAGATACTTCTATCTTATGAACCATGATTCTGAAACAGCAAGGTTGGGGGAAGCCAAGGAGCGGGCGGAGAGGAACTTCACACTCTGCAAAGCGGACGATGAGCAAGGCTCTGAGGACCGTGACTTCGCCCTGATTCCCCTTATCGAACACGCCTACCCCAGGATGCTGGATAGCGACAGCATCAATTGGGAGATGCTCTAGGTGGCTGAAACCCAGACACTTGCTGAACTCCTTGACGGTGGACTGGTCACTGGCCAGGACATTTCCACCCTCAAGCCTGGGCAGCTTGCGCTCGCGAACAATGCTGTTTATCTTCCAAATGACCCCGCAATCTACAAGGTAAAGGGTCGGACGAAATACAACTCTGTCGCTATCACTGGGGCAGGGAACGTAGTTGGACTCCGTTACTGTGAGTTCGATACTGGGAACAACTTCCTCCTTGCTCTGACTGCGAATGATATCCAGACATCTGTATTCTCGGATGAGACGGGGACTTTCGCCCTCCCAGCCTCACTGACGGATGCTGGTGCAGGTGCAACTCTAGATGCGGTTCACAATAACAATAGGTATGTGCTGCTTCTGGGAACCGATGGAAACAAGCTTTTCAATTACAACAATACGGCCCGCCAGCATGGGATGAATCCGGTCCCGAGGCTCCCCAGCGGGGCTGAGTCAAGTGCTCCCTCTATAGTAGCAGGCAATTTCAATGCGGCCCTTGGAACTGGATTCTTCCACTTTCTAACCACGGAAGTGCTAGATGATGGGGTTAATCCTCCCATCGAGAGTACCTTCCTCGGTCCCCCAGCTACAGCCTCCACCGCATTAACTACTCCCTCCAGCCAAGCGTACTCTATCACTCGCCCACCGCTGGTGAATGCGGCTGCGACGAAATGGCGAATCTACATGGCCGGGCCTACTGACAACCCATTTCCAGCCCCCATCTATGCAGATTTCCGGCTTGTGATTGAGCAGAATATTGAGAATACAACTGCTATTGTGGGGAACACGGGGATTGCTGCGGCGAGATTTCCGACTACAAATACAACGATTGTTGCGGGGTGGGTCACTCCCAATAATGCACATGCAGAGGATAATGTTGGAACTAGGACTATTACCGACGGAGCTACCCAGGACTATCAGACATTTGGAATCACGGGGATCACAGGAACCGTCACTGGTATAGAGGTCTTTGTCTCCCTCCGCATTCCGACATACAACATTCTGAAGGCAAGCCCGGTTGTCTTCCTCCAAATCTCTGGGGACAATGGAGCTACCTTCTACCCGACTACTGCTGCGTATATTGAGGCTACTCAAATTCCTGGAGCTATCACCAGTTTTGTGGTTGCCTCTGCGGGTTCGCTGAAGAGTCTGTGGGATAAGTCTGCATGGTCGTCCACGGAGTTAAACGATACTAATTTCCGAGTCCGGGTTAGGTATGGACTTGGTAGGAATGCTGGAGCGAGCCCTGCTGATCTTTACATAGACTATGTACAGGTAAAGGTGTTTCAATTCATCTCTGGCTCAACTTCTCCCTCAGTCAACCTAGCCGGTACCCCCTTCCGAACTGTGAATGTTAATGTAGCTGGCATTACGACTAGCTATGGGGCAGATGGCCCGCCGCCAGTCTCTAGCACGGGAGATATGTTCGAGGGCCAACTTGTCCTCAACGATGTGACAGATCAGTCGATTATCCGGTACTCCTTACCAGACAATATTGAGTCCTTCCCCTCGATTTACTTCTTGAACTTCGAGTCCAAGGTCCAAGATGTTGTGACGTACATCAGACGGTTAGGGAATAAGCTTCTTGTGGGACTTCGGCAGCAACTCTACCGAGTTAACTACCTCCCCCGTGAGTCCGATGCGGAGTTCGACCGTGGGCGGTCTTATGAGTCCATTTCGGAGACGGAAGGAATTGTAGGAACTCAAGCCGCATGCCTGTTCTCCCCCGAGGGGGGTCCGCTCTATTTGGCATACATCAGCCATGCGGGGCCTCGGTACACGGATGGGTTCCAGACTTTCCCCTTGAATAATGATCTTGATTGGGCGACTACTGTGCGGCTTCCGGTTGCAGCGGGGGCTACGAACTACCTCCAAAGTTCAATCTTAGTAGACTATCCCCTTCTTCAGCAACTCTGGTTCTACTACACCCCGCCCGGTCAGACAACGAATACGAAGGCAATGGTGTTCCATTACAGCCGAGATCATCGGAACGAGGATGGAACTTGCAAGGCAACGGGACCGATTGATGTGGCTGCGTATGCTGCGGTGAATGCTCGGTTAGCTGGGAACGATGTGCTCTTAACGGGGCAATCCGGTGGGTTTGTGTATGTCGAGGATCGTGGCTTTACCCACGCAGCGGGAGGAACCATCCCGTTTGCGGTGAAGACGCGGGAAATCTACCCCGGAGCCCCCGGCTCCACCGCTTCGATTGAAAGTCTATTTGTTCGGCATGGAGCCCATACTTCGCCCTCTAGCTCAGTATCGGTTACTCCCTACACACGGTACAAGGATGATGCCCAGGCTACACAGGCTGCCAAGTCCTTCACGACAGCGAATGCCGGACTTGCCCGGCTCTATTTTCATCATAACTTTGAGTCAATCCAGTTCGGATTTACGGAACCTGGAGCCGATGCTGGTAATGGTGTCCAACTTAGTCAAATTGTGATGGATGTAGCGGGCACAGGTTTGCCGGAGCGATAACCATGTCGATGATGAACTACCGGCCCATGCGGCTTGCTCCGACGCTTGATCCCATGTTGAAGAACGAGCTTCTTCAGGTGGATCGGTTCCTTCGGCAACTCACGCCATTCGCAGCGCGAATTCCCGTATTCCCCCAAGGTACTCCTGCGACCCAAATCGACCTCAACTTGTTCCTATATCTTCCTGGTCGTCTGCCCTATCAACGGGCTCAAGGAACGGTGATTTTTAGCGGGAAGTCACAATCTGAAGCGACTGTCCTGAATGATTCCGAATATCGTGGGATTACGATTCAGGGGTCGAATACTTTGGGGTTGCAAGCAATAACCCATACGGTGTACTTCCAGCCCGATGCAGTTGCAGGAACGAACATCGTCCGTAAGTGGATTTTCCCCTCGATCACAGGTTCTGCTACCGATACCTTTACCTTTCTTACTGCCGAGGGAAGTCAAACTGTAACAAACAAGACGATAACGGCGGGGTCGATTTATGTGGGGACGGCGGCTGCCAGGAACATCTTTATCAACTCAAACAATACGCTTCAACAATTCTTTATCAAGCCGAATACGGGTTTTCCGGTATCCTCTGGACCACCCACGCCGAATCAGACCCCCACACTATGGCTACCATCACTTGATCTAACTGTTCCAACCACAGATCGACATACGTTTATGATGTTGCATGCGAGCATTACTGCCCCCTTCACCCCAGGGTCTGTTCCGTATGGAAATAGTGGTGGAACTGAGATGGAAATGCTCCCGGCAGGATCGAATGGAACCCTGCTTCAATACAATGTAGGAGAGACAGTTGCCGGGTGTACCTGGTCAGCAGGCGGATTTGCCATTACGGGGGTGTTCGATGTAACGAAAACGAGGGTTGGGATGCGGGTTATTGGGGGCACAAGTGCCTCAATCTGTGTAGATGAGGGTACCCATATTACCGCCGTCACAGCTACAACCCTTACCGTAGATACCGCACTTGTGGGTAACTCTGTTGGGACAACAGTAACGACCCATGGCCCCACCTGGTCCTCCTCAATTTCTAGTCTGTCTTTTGTGGACAGTGGGTTCAAGATCATAGGGTCTGGCGATGCGACGAAGATCGTTCAGTTTGAGGTAGACGGCCTTACGACGGCGACGACTAGAACCGCTACTGTACGTGATTGGGACGGAACGCTAGTTGTTGCGAATGGGGTTGGGACATCAACTCAGTTGCTGCAGTCGAATGGCACAGGTACTCCGCCATCGTGGGTCACTGTTGCCGGTACCTCGACAGAGTTTCCCGATGATACCTTTAGGGTTATTGATAATGCAGACACTTCAAAGAAGATGGCGTTCGAGGCGAGTGGGATTACCACCGCAACAACTAGGACGATAACACTCCCCAACTTCGATGGGACTGTTGCCTTGTTTCGTGGAGATAAGCTTCGTATTGGCGATACAAGTGCCCCTACGCATCGTCTTGAATTGCTTGGTGGAAGTACGGCGTTTGCCCCACTTCAGATAGATTCTGGAACAGTTCAGACAGTTCCGACTGCGGGATGCCTTGAGTTCGATGTCTCGGGACTCCTGTACTTCACCGCAAGTGCCACACGTCGCTTATTCCTGTTCCATGCCGATTCCACCCCCGCCGGGGTTGATAGGATTCCATTTGCCCAAACTGGCGGATGGATGGGAGATTCGGCTAATCTCAAGTTTGTTACTGGGACGAATACACTAACTGTCATTGGTGCAATAGGAACGACCACTCTTACCGCGAGTGGCAAGGTTATTTTTGGCGGTCTTGCGGATGACACAACCTCAAAGGTTCAGATCGACTACACGGACTCCTCTACTGGAGTCGTGAATATAATCGGACTATTTGGACAACTCCGGGCATCTCCAGCATCGTCCAGTAGCACGAATTTTCTGGGCTACGATGGCGGCGTGCGCGTAGATGGTGCCGGGAATCTAACACAGAGTGGTCCCGG